CCTGCCGGAGGGGAGTATTCCCGAGGCAAGTTCAGTGGCCGTACGCCCTGCTTCATCGTTGTCGAAGAACAGGACGATTTCTTGGTATCCCTGTAAGAATGGGATTTGTTTTTGCAAGTCTTTCTTGGCACTTGCCGCACCATGAGGTAAGCTGACCATGGGCCAGCCTGACATAACTTCGTAACAACTGGCTGCATCTAATTCTCCTTCGGTAATGACAATTCGTTTACCACTTGACGGAAATAAATGCTGTCCGAATAGAGAGCTTGTAGCTCCTCCTTCGTAGTGGAACTCTTTTTTCTTCGACTTGATTTTGAAGCCGACAACTCTGCCGCTCTCGTCATAATAAGGAAACCTAAGTGTGTTGCCGTGTCTGTATATTCTGTAAAAAGAGTTCGTAGCTTCGCTGATTCTTCTTTTATGCAGCTGTTCAGCTGATCCGAGGAAGTGTACTCTTTCATTATTCATCTTTGTGTGGGTGTGTGTCCAGTCTTCTGCTGGAGTGTATGTTTGGCACGAGAAACAGAACGTGTGTCCGTCAGAGTAACGTGAGTTAGCATCTGACGAGCCACAGTTAGGACATGGTTCATGTGCCACAAATTCTGATTCTGTGTTCATGTTAACCAATCTATGGGGATTGCGTGTACTGCTGCCCATTTGATGCCGTGCTTTTCACACCATTGGGCATATGTTGTTTTAGATTTCTTGCTGATCTTATTGAAAGGAGCTTGAAATATCATACGCAAGTCTATATCTGGATTATCTCGCACGACAGCTAATATCTTGCGTCTGTCGGCGGCGTCCCAGAAACCTTTAGTCTCTAGGTATACGCCATTGGGTAATATAAAGTCAGGATTGTAGTGATGCTGTATAACATATGCGACCTTATGTGTCTCATATTCATACACCACACCAATCTGCTCGAGAAGATCGCCGACTTGCTTCTCTAGCTTAGACCTAAAAGTCCTCTTCTGAATCGTCATCAGGTACAGGTGCAGTTACTGGTGCAGCAGGGGTAGATGTTTTAAAGCCTTCAGTAGTACCGAACAAATCGGCTACGGCATCTTCATCCAGAGTGTCTGTATCAACAGCTGCACCCTCTCCTACAGCAACAACTTGTACGCCAAGTAACTTAAGACTACTACCATAGGTGACTCCATCTCTGAGGATATAAGGCTTCTGAAAGAAACCAAGCTTAACTGTAGATCCGCCATACAATGGTGTCTTCTTATCTGTGATAGGTGTACCTTCGGTGTCGACTACACCGGGTCTCTTGTCCTCTCCCCATGAGAACTTAATTTTATATTTACCTTCAGCTACTTCTTCCCATGGTGTTGGTTTAAGTGTAGCTCTTTTGGGGTTCTTCAACTTAGACTGTGCCCATGTAAGGACAGCTTTTCTCTCAGTCTCAAGTGTGTCGATTACTGTCTCATCTACAATAGCAGCGAGGGAGTAACCAAACTTACCGGGTTCAAGTATGGCTTGGAAGCCTTCTAGTTTTATCTCGTCAGTCACGTGGACGTTTTTAGGCATTTACGGTCTCCTTTGCGGGGGTGATTAATTTTTGTACCTCAGCTTTTTTGCTTTGGAGGTATTTTATTCTTGCGTCGATTGCTTCGACTTGCTCTTTGTATTGAGCCTGTTGTGCCTTCTCTATATCCTCTTTAGCCACAACGTAGATCTCTGTTGGTGCAAAGAAGCTACTAAGTAAGCTAGTGGATGAGAAGAAAGGGTCATTATAAATCATAGTTAACAGAAAAAATAAGTGGATTCTATAACCGTTTCTGGTTGTAAGTCGCCAATAATAGGCGGGGCTGTCTCTGCTCCGATTTGTCGGGCAAAGTCTCGGAGATAGTCATGCTCTGCAAAGAGAATCATGTACTTCTCCCTTATTATAGCGGATAATTTATCCATATCGCAACATCTGCTTAACACACTGTCATGGATTAGTGCGATCGGTTCATCAAAACTACGCACAGCGAGGTGTAAGAGAGATGCGTCGAGACTATGTATAAGGTTGGGTGCAGTCGCAGCTTTGTGTCTAGTAAGATCAATACTGTCGCTGTCCTCGGTTGCAACGGATAACTGACATCTACCTAATAGTTGTAAGTCTAATCGTTCTACCTTTTTTTTCATAATGTGTTGTTTAACAATAAACCCAGAGGGTGTAGTCCACTCCACATATTTAGCTCCACGTTTTATTGATTGTGAAACTTCAGTCTCGATCCATTTCATAACTGACATTGGCCCGGGCACGATCAGGTGCATAGCCTCACGTACAGCTTTGACAATGGATGTGAGGTCATCTTTATCGACCTCTATACCTTTCTCTCGTAGTGCTTCCTTAATGTAAGACCTATTTGAGAATGGTTTAGCATTGTAAGGTATTGTCATCACTGTCCTTTTCACACATTTGCGATCCCAGACAGGATGTACACTGGTTGGAATCCCTAAGCTTAGTGCTGTCTCTGCCACTTTTGCATACGCATCTTGTGGCTTATCAGAGGGGACGACATTGACCAGTGTAGCTGTGGACTTATCCCGAGCCAGACCAGCAAGTATCTGCAAGCCTGAGCATGTAGCGTCGGTTGCCACGGGTAGTGATGTAGTATGTCTATCCTGTTTGATACAACAGTGATAGTACTCATCACAGGCAGCTAGAAACTGCCATGGTTCTTCTGCAACCTCCCATTCTCCTAAAAAAGCAATGGGATTAGTTGCGACAGCTGAGACAAGTGAGACATTATCTCTAGTCCACTCAAGTCTCTCTTCCATAGTAGCTTTATCGAGACCATAACTGGTAGCTACTTGGAAGGCAAGCCATTTCTCCGACACAACATCTGCTTCATCAGCAAACTGTAGTAAACTTTTTCCAAAGTCAGTGTCTTGTGGCGTAAGAAAGGCAGGGATAGGGTATGCACGACCACGGTAGTCGAAACTCCAAGGTATAAAAAAGTTAATATCCTTATAACGACGTACCGCTTCCATGGTCATGCGGGTGCGGCAGGATCTCTTGAACTCTGCTGCTCGCTTATTCATTACTTCTGCCGCTTCCCTTCGATACCTCTTACGGGATTCTTTGTTGTCTGCTATGTCGAATGGCTTTGGTGGCAGTTCGTAATTTATGATAGGGAGAAACTTACCTATACTAATACCCCTTTCCTCTAACAGCATAGCAGTATTAACTATGAACGGGTTTAACCGATATTTTACCTGTTGTATTTTGTTGAGAAAGGCTATAGGTATTTCCCCCTGTATACGGGAGGGATCGCCCCTTCTAACTAAGTCATGACCTTGCATCAGCTCATTTAACATATAACCACCGGCTGATTCATTAGTCCAATCTTTCGGAGGTATCAACATCGGCCATGCAAGAGGACTAAAAACCTCCGCATTCGCCATGACTTCATCTTTGATGTCCATGAACTCAGCAGTTGGTGCTATAAATACTGTAGTCTTACGACCTGTACGTAATCTCTGCTTGTAAAACCAACCACTTGCTTGCATAATACAATCGAGTAGCCATCCTCCTAGCTTGATACGTATGCTTCTCCCCCAAGGTGTCCATTGTTTAACCTTGTATCTGTTCATCAATGTCTTGATAACAGTAAGTTTCTGCTGTGTACCTATTGCTTTGTGCCAATAGTTTTCTTTGAGTGTTGCTAGTAATGCTGGTGCGTTTTCTTCATAGTGCCGCATATTGCATTCATCTTCGATAGCCCTACCAATGGCTTCACAAACATTTGTTGCAATGTTACAACCTTCCTTGTAACCGAATACTTTATCAAATGTAATTTTGCATGCAATGCTGGCTGCTGCCAACGGCTCAATAGTAGCTAGATGTATGTGTATGTCCTTGAATACTGCTCCATATTTACCTTGATGTATCTTGGTATTGGTCGTTATAATCTTGTCAACCACAAGTGGTAACAAAGTTTGTAATGAAGCTACACCATATATACTTGCAGATGCATAGTTTTGCTGCTCTAACTTGAGTGTTTGATCTCTAAGACGCTTGAGCCCCTGAGAAATCTGTGTCCTCTCCAGTTGTATCTGCTGGTCTATCTGCTCTGTTGTAATATTTGTCAGCGAGTTCATCTTTAATCTGGTTGAATAGGTGTGTAACCACTTCGTCATAGTTTGGGTGGTCTTTTGGTAGCATATCTAACGCCTGTTTATGGTAAGTGTAGACGTCATCACTGGGAATAAAAGTTCTTTTTGTCATTTTCCGTAATATATTGATCTGGTTTTAAGTGTTGTATGTGTTCATGAGTACACAAAATAAGTTCATCTTCTTGAGATTCGATAATTTTCTTTAGTTTCTTTTTTGCGTACTTTGGTATTTGATAAGAAGATTCTTTAACTTTACCTGTTTTACAGTTACGGGTACGGATGATGCAGTCATATGAGTCTCTGATTAGCCAGTCATTCATCTTCCACTCCATGAATAGATCATACTCCATAGGCTCAAACCATTCGGCAGGGCACTTGGCTATCTTATTGTAGTTGTTGGGAAAGTATTTCTTTGTCATAGGGTTTGTATCGTCTGTTAGGGTTGGAATGTTTGTCAAGGTACACGTCCTTGAGGGTGGTGTGATACCACTCCTTTGCCATGGTATCAGCTCGAAAGGCTGCTTCCATGTCATCTGCTGCCATCAGGCAGAAATGTTTACCGTTGTGTGTGTCGGCACAATAGTAGCGATATAGTTGTGTCATGGGTGTGATTGTGAACGTAGTTTTTTAATTAGCACTTTGGTACGGGCTTTGGCAGCCTGTATCATGCGTGGTTTCTTTTTGTATTTTGGTGGCTTCTTGCTGTGGTGCTGCCAGTTTGGTGTTGTCATAATTCCAATGGCGGATTACACCGCTAATAATAAAACAATTAGTGATAAGATAAGAAAGAAAGATAAAAGATCGAATAATAATAACTTGATTGTCAACTTCTTTAGTCTTATCATCTGAAAATGATCCAAGTGCATACTTCCATACCTTAATTATGTGGATCATAAACACGTAATATGTATGCAATATACAAAATAATGGATATTAAAAATAAATAGATAATCATTTTGCTATGTATGGATACTGTTCGTCATCAGGATAGTACCAGTCAGCTAGTGCATACTCGAGTGAGTTGCAATGGTTCTCTGCGTACTTCTCTGCTTGATCTTGGTTATACACTATATCTGCGTCAACGTCGACCTTTATGAGCATGTATAGTGGCTTTTGTTGTGGTGCAGCTTGCCATTTGTGAAAGTCATTGAGAGCTTTGTTGACTTTTTGAAAGTAATCTCCTCCCATATCAGGTGTGATCTGTGTCATTATAAGTACCCCGCTATTTCACAGCCGGGCTCGTCGTAGAACCATGATATGGCTAAGTCAGGATACTGTTCTTTAAGTGCAGAGCATATAGCTTCTGGTGGTGACCATGCTGTATTGAACTCGACCTCAAATTGGTCAGGGTCGTCATCTGTGACCTCTACATCATAGCAGTCCCACTTGGTATCCCAGTGCTGCAAACGCCAGTCATACCAACGTGCATCTTGATTGCCTGTTGATTTGAAGAACGGCATATGATATGGGTTATCATCCGCGGGCTGTGTTGGTAGCTCACCATCTTTGTTAGGTGTGTTAGCCCAGTCTGGTTCTGGTATGATCTGTCCGAAGGTACTCTCGTCCTCGAATATTTGCTTGAGTTTAGCAATCTGGGTACGAGTTTCCTCTGTGTCGTTACCTGCACCATAGATTGTAACCCTGTTGTGGCAGTGGTTTGGCATAATTATCTCCTTACTTGTTGTATCTTGCTTGTATTTTAGCATAGTTTGGGTTGCTTGAACCTAGTTCTGCGTCATCTGCAATCATTTGTAATACTTCTTGTATGTAAGCATTCTCTGCTGCTGATATACCTACGATTCTACCTGCTTTACCTTTCTTGGCTGGTGAAGTCTTCGCAGCTTTCGGTGTTGGTACAAGTCCTTGCTTTGC